CCAGATCATCGCGCACAGCATCGCCAGATTTCGCAGCGTTATCATTTTGCACCTCGTTAGCCGTTTGCAGATCATCCGCAGCTTTCGCCGCCGCCTTGGTTTTGACACCCCGCGCACCGTCTGACCGCCCTTTGAGCCATGCAACCGCAAGCGCGACCATGCCCACAATCGCAGCCCAAACGGGCGCGGGGATAGCGTTGAGAATGAGCGCAATCATGCCTGCGCCGCCTCAATCGCGCGGTCGAACTTGTCGCCCAGCCCGATCAGCCCAGACCCCAAAAACATAAGCCCAGCCGGTGACGTATCATTGCCGCCCGTTAGCAGGCCGATCAGCCGCGCCAACTCGCCGATTTGATAGCTGTCTTTGTAGACCATCGCGCAAATGCCGATGATAATGGCCGCGATGCCAGACCACCAAGTCAGGGACTTGGGCCGGAAATACCGTATTTTCATGATTGCCTCGTTTGTGTTGGTGTGATACGCTTGGGATTGTTATAAGTTTTAGCCCGCTAAACCATGACGATGGAGGCTACTATGAACTCGGCGTTAAATGCGCCAACCGCCTAACCTGATTTGCCGGAATTGATCACTGGCACAACCCGCCACGCCTCTCGACGATGCGCCTCTTGGCGGGTTTCTTGTTTATACTGATGCACGGCATCATACGTTGCCGCGAATATGTCGGGCTTGCACGGGTAAAATTCGCCATGAACCCCTTTAATGATCCAATCGCCCAACGTCGCCACATGCTTTGCTCTGCCGTCTGGGCCGTCCTCAAGCGTGGTAACGTTCATGCCTTTGGCTGCCACGATGTCGCAGTATTCGTCCCACTTTTCCAAATCCATGCCGCGCCCTATTTCTTGAGGCCCATGCATAAACTCGTAGGCCTGCTTGATTGTGGCGGCGGTCAACTGCACGGCTTGAATAACAACCGGTTTTTTACGGTATTTCATGCTTTAGCCTTTCCAAAGATTGCCAAGATTGCCGCGATGATACCCGCCAGCCATGACGGCGCAGGCGTTACCGGCACATAGTCAACAGGGGGCGGCAAGTGATCAGGCGTCAAGAACAACTCACGCTCGGCGGCTCTTCGACGTTGCAGGCCTTTAAGCACCTTGCCGCCCGCTTTGTCCCACATGAGCATTGCATCGGCAGCGCCGTGCTTGTCGCCAAGGTTAAACCGCCGCAGGGCCGTAGACCCGCCAAACGCGCTTGGCCCGATATTGTAGGCCAGCGATACGAATGCGCCAAACTCGTTGCCGTTGATTGGGCGCGTGATCTTAGGGGCAATCTGTGCCGCGAATTTATCGACCGCGCGTTGCAGGTACATTTCCGCCTCTGCCTCAGTGATGGTCATGCCCGCATCAGGTTCAATGCCAACGCCAGCGCGGGCCGTTGTGCCGTAGCCAATCGTCCAAAGCGCGGGCTTTGCCAGTTTGTCTAGATATGCCTTTGCGCGGAACCCCTCAAACTCCTTGATCAGCCTTAGCGATGAATGATTGATTGTTGTCATTTGATCACTTCCATTTCAACCGGCCCAAGCGAAAAGCTAACTTTCTCAGCGCCGGGACATTGATAAAACCCTTGGATGTATAGCCATAACTTACCGACAGGCGCGACCGCAGGGATATTGGTTTGCACGCTGTAAAACTCCGGCTTTCCAGTCGCGGGTAATGTTGTCACACCTAGCGGCTCGTGCAGGCTAAACCCATCTTGGCCAGACCACACGCGGGCATTCTCGCCGGGGCAATCACTGCGCTTTGTGATGGTCCAATCAATCCACGCAGGACGGCCCGCTAAGACTTTGCCGGGCGATATGCCAACGGCTTCAATTGGTGGCGGGGTTTTGCTTTCCAGAACAAAAGTCGCGGTTTGAATGCTCGTCAGCGCCGTTTGAACTAAAAACGCCCCCAGCACCAGCCCGCCCGTAATGTCAGAAACAGCCATCAACTAAACCCCACTAGCTTAAACACTTGCGACAGAACCGCCGAAACGACAAGCAACGCGCCCCACTTCATAACGCTTTCCGTCTTTTCGGATCGCTTGTCAAAGTCGCGCTCAAGTTTATCAATTTTGCGCTCAAGCGATGCGAAAGACTGCAAAACCTTGGCTTCAACAGACGCCACGGATTGGGCCAAAAGTGCAATTTTGACTTTATGGTCATCATCATCGCTCAAGCCTCACCCCACCAACTCCGGCAATCATTGACAGGGTGGTAAACGGCAAAACCACCCAGAATGTGCCAGCGCTAACTATGATGCCTTGGCCCGCCATGCTAGATGCCGCCGCGAGCAATGAAAAGAATGGGATGGATATGCACCCGCCCGCAATGAGAAACCAAGCGCCGCACCTTGCACCGACCACCGCACCAACCAGCGACACAGCCGCGCCGCCAAACTGCGCCAGAACCCAATATAATGCAGGGATTGCATAGACCGCAGGCCCGTACAGCTCAGGCGTGATTGGCGACCCGCCAAAGCCCACAACGACGCCAACATGCACCGACATCATCATAAGCGCGGCATGGCCTAGCGCAAAGACAGCCCAGTATTTTACGACCCACGTTGATGCGTTCATTTGTTGCGCTTCCTAACCCCAACAGCCGCGACAATGGCAAACGATGCCAGCGCCATTGCCACGAGTATAGCGCGATGATGCCAAACCGCCAAGCCTATGAAAGCCCCCGCCGCCACCGCAAACGTATCAACGCCCGCATCAGCCCACCCAGCCGCATAGCCCTGCACTGCGCCCTCCCAGATCAAGCCATAGCCAAGCACCGCCGCAATCCATGCCGCAGTCCCCACGCCGCCCGCACCATCGGCCAGCCGGTCACCCGCCGCCGATAGCGCCGCCACAATCACCAGACCAACCCCAGCATGCGCCATCAGCACGACAAGCCAGACATAGGCGTCTGCGTGGTCTGTTGGGGTCGTTAGGTCAATCATTTATGCGTCCTTTGTGGTAGCGCGGGGGATATGGGCTGCAACCATGCCCCCGCGTGTCTGTTGGGATTTATTTCAGAGTTAGCTGCACTTCCAGCCAGTCGGGGCCAGTGTTGCTTGTTGTGGTGTGGCCGGTTCCAGCCGTGCGGCGGTAATATGAAGTCGTGGTTTTTGTACCCGTTGCCCCATCCGTAGGAACGCGCCGTTTTACCTCATCACCGATAGACCATGTTCCAACGGTAGGCACCGCGCCGTTCGTCATAATTTTAGCAGATACTGGGGTCAAAGTTACCTCGCCAACAAGGCCAGTATTGGTAGTGTCAATTCCACCGGACGCTCTGGATTTCCAGATAAACCCGTTAATTGCATGGCCAACGTCGATCAATTCTTCGAGGCTGCGCACAGGTATATCCGCATACTGATTATACGCACCTGTAGCCGTGCCGCGATAAATCCGCAGCATGATATTGCCGCTATAATCTCGGGAACCCCAATCCCAACCCACTGTTAGCACCGATCCGCCGTTAGTTGCTGCTATAGATATTTCCCCGTTATTGCTGGCCCTTCCTGCCATGCGCACGGGGTCTAACAGGCAGATTGCATTGTAATAATATGTAGCTGTAGCCCCACCAAACACTACATCGGAAAATGTTCTTTGCGTGGATGTGGCCAGACCCGATATTGATGCGGTCTGTTGTGGTATGGCAATCGGCGCATAAGCTACCCGCTGGTCAGTGACTTCGACCTGATGGCGTGATAGCACATGCGAGTATCGATTGAATGTGTCAATTCCGGCACCCGCACTATTTGAGAGAGTGATGCCCATGACCTGACCACGATCAATATTGCTGGCGGCAGTATAGCGGCGGACATTGTTTCGCAGGGTCAAAGAAACACCGGCATGAGTTACAATATCAAAAACCTCGGCTGTAGGCCAACCGCCTCTGCGGTTAATGTTGCGAGAGAAGGTGTTATTTTCTACAGCAAAGCTCCCCACTTGCCCAAATACGACTTGAGTTGATGAAAACTTGACTGGGCTTCCATTTTCTTCAAGCTCTGTTGAGAAAAACGAATTGTAAAGCGTTCCACCTTGCGGATCGATTATCTCAATGTCACCACCTTCTAAGTGCAGCGACGATACGTCATAAACGCCCCCGGTGAGAACATGTTGGCCGTTCACCAAATTCGCTACGGTACCGCCGCGAACTGGCCCTAGGTTTACGCCCTTGGTCATTCCCGTTTGATTTCCAGTATATCCAGAGGCGATACCATCAATGATATAACCATCACCAAGCCCCGGCAAATCCACTAGAAAATCTGTGGCGTTGGGACGGCTTGACGCAAAAATGCCTTTAACCTTCACCCCGTCAGTATAAACGCCTACCGGCTTTGCGCACAGTGTGGCTACACCATTGCAAAGGATATTCTCAAAGGTATAAGTGCCAGCGAATAGGAACCCCTTTTTACCGTAAGGGCTACCAACTGCTGAAAAGGTGAAGTTAGACGCGCTGCACTTGTGGTGTGGGTATTGCAAAACCCATGTGGTGGGGGAAGCTGGCAACACATTCATATAAAATACAAAATCGCCAACGTATGCCGCAGCGCTTGCCGCAGGGTCTGGCCTGAATATCGTTCCCTGGTTCGCTATCTGGGCCGCTGTGGTGCCCAGCACAGCAACGTCACCTTCACACTCAAAACTCACCCCAATCGGGATGAACGTGGATCGCTCAACTTGGTAAATTCCATTCGGCCAAAACATCGTACCTCCGCCAAGCGCTGCTATTTTTGCGGCAGCATTCTCAATCAGGTCCGCACAGTTTGTCCCATCGTTAGGAATGTCAAACTGCTTTACGTTCCAAAACCGTGCAGACCCTTTTAGCGCTGACCACTTGTTGCCGAAAGCATCGCTAAAATCCTCCCCCGTCGATACGCGATCATATGAAAATCCAACTTTGACATAAACCACTGCGCCAACGTCATATGTGATAGTATTAGCCTTTAATGCCGCCACATCGTCAAACCGAGCATACTCTGCCGCCGATAGCGCAGACGCCGCAGCCGCCGCAGCCGCCGCCGTTGCCGCAATAGGGTCAGCCCCAGCCGCCGCAGCCGCCTCTGCAATGACCTGAGCCGCAAGCGTGGCCGCTACAGCATCCGCAATCGTGGCATAGACCGTAGACCCAACCGCGATGCTACCGCTAGACTGTGAAAGCAAATCGGCAAGATCGAACGGCCCGCCAGTGCTTGGCGGTGCAATGCGGCCTAGATCAAATCTGGCAGTTTTAGACGCGCCTCCGCTGGTGTATGATCCGATCACGGTCACAGCGTAATGCGTGTTGCGCGTGCCTAGATCAACGGGCCAAAGGTTTGCCGTGCCAACCCCGCTACCGTCCAGCGTCACAGATACCGTATGCGCCGGGATTGCGTCATTTGACGCCGTGTCATAATCTGGACCGGATAGCGCAAAATCAAGGCGCGATGCCACAAATTCAGTGTTATCAGCAAGGCCAATATCGCAGGCAATGGCTACAGTTGTGATGGTCATGCTTGGCCCCTATGGTTTTGTGTTATGTTATAGTATAACGCTTTTTTCGGCAATGTCATAGTGTCGCCGCCAATCTGAACATTCGATCAATCGCGCGTGCGTCATATCCAAGCACCCAGCCGATCACGTCCATATCAGGATGATTGCGTTCCCACGTCTGCGCATGTGAGATGATTTCGCGCACGGCCCACGGGGTTTCAGTATCCGCCGCCATAGCGTCCAACGCCGCGCATGTGACTGGCCCCAGCGCAAGCCGTGCCTGCAATCGCGTGACGGCCATTTGCGCACGTTCTGCGGCAAGCATGGCGGCTGCGGTAGCTGGTACAGTAAGCCCGCCAATCGTTGCCATTCCAGTACGCAAGTTTATATTTGTCATTCTAGACCGCCAAAGCAGTGCCAAGTTGAAACGTATTGAGTGACCCCAGTGGTGCTAGTTCTAGTCTGAAATGCGTTGCAATTGGCCGGAACCGTGTGAGTACCGTTTGTGGTTGTCGGGCCGGATGTCGCGTCAAACGCATATGCCGAATAAACACCCGTTTGCAGGTTAATGTTTATCGCCCCGATAGCATCAACCGCCCCGATAATGGTTTGGTACGCCCCATAGGTTGCCCCGTTGTCGTTAGAATATTGAATTTCAATATACGGGCCTGTTCCGATGACTGCAAAGTCAGCCCTAATTGCGCCATATCGATCAAGCCCAGAAAATGCGCCGCCCGTAAATGAAGCCAAAACTAATTGCCCCATATAAACGCCGCCCAATGCTCGCCCTTGCACGCGGGGTGCGCCCGTCCCGCCTTCATAGACTGCCTCTGGGTTATCACGCAAGCCTCGCCCCTGTTGCAATGTGACCGGCTTTTGAAAAGCGATTGCCGCGTCTGATACTGCGGCGGCGTTATATGTCGGCATGTTTCACCTCAAAACCAAACGTAATCTGTCACGGGGTCCGGATTATCCGCATCCCCCCAAAATGCACCAGCCGCACGCTGCGCATCGGTTGCGCTTGCATAGTCGGCGGGTGCCGTTGCCGAATCTAGCCAAAACGCAAATTGACCGTCAATGCGGTACGTCTCAGCCCTGAATTTCACGCGGTCCTCTGTATATTCCGCGTAATTGACCTGCATCGGCTCGGCTATTGTCGCGCCGTCAACATCCTGCAATGCGTAGGTTTCAACGCGCACCCGCGCCCCAAGCGATACCGCCGCGCGATCCTTTACGTCAAGCGTGCCTGATATGACCTTTGGCGTATCCTTGTACCGCGCAAGCAAGCGCTCAGTGATGATCGACGCCGCCCCGTCATTGCCTTCACGGCCAAACCAGCGCGTGTATATTTCAAACGTGGCATCAACGTTGTAATCGTTTACCGACAGCGTGGCGACCGAAAGCCGGTTGAAATTGCTAGAGGCGGTCGTGTCGCTCGTCCAACTGCGCACCGCGTGATAAAGCCATATATCACTGATGCGCAAATCCTCTGCGTTATCAATATCGACAGTCCCCTCGATCAATCCACTTTCGTCGTTGATTGGGTAGTAAGTCTGCCCAGGCAACAAAGGCGCGTTGATGCGAAACTTGATTTCCTGATCAGTAGGCAACCACCAGAACATGCACCCAAGCGCGGACAATTCACCGATAAGCGTTTTTTTCTTGACGGGCTTGGAAATGATAACCCGACCGATATTCAAACCCGCATACCATGTATTGTTTTCGTCTATCCAATCAGCCGTTGGAATAAACGCATCAAATGCAGTCGTGCCATATTTCAGGATGATTTCGGCAGCCTCTGGAATGGATTGAGGCAATAGCACCCCACATTCCTGCACTAGATCGCCCGCGCTATGAGTTGCCGCCGTGCTGCCCTCTTGGCCGCGAACGATGGTCATTGCATCGCCCGCGCGTGTGTAAGACACAATTTCATTGCCAATGCGCACTAGTCCCGCCGCCGCGTAATTGTCGCCCGCGTCTGCCAGTGAAAACGTAAATTCGGTTTCAGTCGCGGTTATATCATCGCCAAGCTTGCCCGTTGACACGGCGGGATAATAATCCTCGGCCAGATCGAACACGTCCTTTAGCGTGACAGTCACCACCCCGCCCGCGTTGGGGCCGGACAATTCAGCCATAACGTAGTTCTCGGTTTCCATATCGCCGATGTCATCACCAACATAGCCGCGAATGATGCGCCCCGGCGTGCCGTCATAATACGGGAAACGGGCAAATGTACGCGCCAAGAAATGCCCGCGCTCAATCGGCGAGTAGCCAATGCCAGACGCCAGCGCCGCGCCTGTCACGCGCTCAGATTGGTATTTGTCCAGCCATGTATCGTTATTTGTGAAGTCCTGCAGAACTGCCTTCACGCGCGTAGTTACGCCAAGCGGCGAGGCGTCAGGATCAACGCCCGATAGGTTCAATTCGCCCGACCGCGTGCCGACCGATGTAAGCGCGGGGAATACGCCGGGGATGTCGGGGTTTCCGTCTTGGTTATAACCAAAGGTCAGCGTTTTTGTTCCGGCCTCATAGTTTGTGCGGTCTTGGCAGGTCTTTAGGCTGTTAAAACACTTGGCCGCCCCAGTCGTGCCAAGCACAGCCGCGCAAGGGGCCGTCCCATATGTGCGCGTGCAATATGGAAGGTCAATTTGCAGCAGCGTTACTGGCTTGCGGCCTAGATCACCCATTACCGTAAACCCTCGCACTGAAGCTGATGCCCATTAGATCACGCGGCCCCGCGTTGCTTGGTCGAATAACCGCATCCGATCTCGCGCAATAATACACGTCTTGCGCGTATTTGTCAGGACGCCATGCAAATAGAAACGCCTTGCCCTCGCCAAATCTGGCTTGGAAGTCCAGCCAATCGCTCGACCGGATAAACTCAGCGGGGATGTACGTCAGTTCAGCCGACAGTGTTGCCCCGCTTGTGATAACGGACGACCCTAGTAACTCGCCGCCGATGCTCACATTTGATTGCAACGCCACTTCGGTAGGCGTCAACACGGGCGAAAACCCTTGATACATGCGCTGCGGTAAAACCAACTCACTGCCAAGAAACGCTACGCCGATATTAACCTGATCAGATGCAGCCAAGCCCGTGATGTAAAACTGCCAGTAGCGCCGCGCCGTTCCACCCATGGCCATACGCCACGCCAGAGGCTTGTTATCAGCCGCTACAACAGCACCCGCGCCCCCGTCCGCATATGTCACCCCGTCCGCAGAGTTGCGCACCTGTACGGTAGCCCCAAGCGTGCCAAGGTTATGCGATACCAGCGCCGCAAAGCCGACCACCGCCGCCGCGCCCAGATCAAACGACAGAATAACCTCGTTTGCGCTCTCAATCGCGCGGTATTTGTCATAAGTGGATCCCGTGACAGCGTTAGCAAAAGCCCCGCCGTCAATGGGCGTTGTTCCCGACAGCGTGGCCGATGCGCCGATATTATCCCACACGACAAACGGGTTATTTAGATACCCATCAGCCGCAAGCTCGATCCCCCGCAATGGCGCTGTAACTATCCCCATTATGCGCTCCTAACGTTAAGATTGCCGCCATCGCCCAGCCAATCATTTAGCCCCTTGGCAATCGTGCTAATCGTGTCAGCCGTTGGCGCAAAGCCGCCCTGAAAGCTAATATTGGCAGTGCGGTATTCATTCACCGTTGAAGTGGTTGACGTAGACCCTGTTGGCGCTGACGCCGTGCTTCCGCCGCCCGATGAATTTACGCTTTTTATGGACGCGATAAGGCCCGCCGTTTTGATTAATGACGCCCCAGTGAATGCCGCCGCTACAGCAGGGCCACCGATTTTCATACCCTTAGCCCAAGCGTCAGTAGCTGCCTCATATCCGCTAACAAGCGCATTCGCTAGAGATGCGGCTTGCCCAATCTTGAATAGTTTTTTGTTGCCGGAATTTGCTAGCGTTGCAATATCCGAAAACATGCCCTTATACCCATCAAGGCGATTTTTGACAGACGCGTCATTGATGCCCGCCAACTTCTCGGCGTGCTGTTTCTCAAGTTCTTCAATCGCAGCGTTATACTCAGAGCGTGTAAGAAGTTCAGCCTCAAGCGCATAGGCAAGGGTTTCTCGCCCCATCGCATACCATTCAGCCACCACTTCCGCCTCGGTCGCAAATCCCTCTTGCAGCGCCTCAAGCCGCGCGGCCATATCCGCAGCGATGCCAGCGCCACCGGCAACTCCAGGCGTTGTGGTTGTCACTACAGGCGCGTCACCATCACCGGCTGGCGCATCACCAGGCGCGGGCGGCAACAGTGAACCATTGCCTAGACCTTCACCGCCAAACGTCATTCCAGTGCGTCCACTGATTGCATCGCTAAGGCGTGTAAATGCTGCCGCCGCTTCATCAACTCCGCCGCTTGCAAGGGCTTTCGCCTCGTCGTTAAGCGCCTTTGTTGTTGCCACAGCTTCATTCGCCGCCGCTGTATATTCATAAACCGCAGACCCGGCAACAATTGCAAATCCGCCGATAGCTTCAGCCGCATCACCCATGCCTGGAATGTTGGCAAGCCCTTGGCTAACATTGCGCAAAAATCCAACCCATACTTTTTGGATGCCCTCGATCATGGTGTAAAAGCCGGTCGCGATTGTTGACCATACTGCGCCCATTGCAGGCACAAGCGCGCTTGCACTTGTTCCAATCCCGCTGAATACAGCCTTGGCAACGCCACCCATCAGAGTTAGAGCATTGCCGAATCCGCCGACATTCTCGACCAAATCCATAAACTTGGTTATCAAATACCCTGCGCCAATAACAAGCGCCCCGATGCCGGTCAGAAGAATTGCCCCGCGCAACGCCACCATAGCACCCGTTAGAAAGCCTGTGCTTGTGACCATTGCATAAATCGCTGGGATCGCTTTTGCAGTCATCGCGACAGCCAACACGCCGATTGAATTGACCATCACGTCAAGATTATCGCTAATAAATCCGATCACGTCGCGAAACTTGCTGCCCTCGCCTACTAATTCTAGAAAGCCATTTGACAGCGCGATAATGGCAGGCGCAACGTTAGCCGCCATGATGTTGCCAAGACCGCCAATCGCCATGCCAATGCGCCCAAACGCGTCATTAGCCGCCTCTATTTGATCGCTGTCAAACTGCGAAACAGCAATCCCAAATTCCTCTTGGAACTTCGCAGCCTCAGCCGCCTTTGCAGAATAATCCGAAAGCATGTTGATCGCGTCTTTTCCTGAACGACCAAAAACTTCCATTGCCGCCGCCGTTTTTCTGGCGGGGTCTTTTATTGCATCAAGGCTTTTAGCAATCTTGGCAAATTGTTCATCTGGCGAAAGCCCTTTAAGGTCGCCAATGGAAAGCCCCAGCCCTTTGAACGCTTCAGTCTGTAGTTTTGTGCCCTTTTGCAATTCTATAATATTGCGTTGCATCAATCCAAGCATTGAAGACAGCTTGCCGCTTTCAATCCCTGCCTCACCGGCAACCATGCTCATCTTTTGAAATGCGGACGTAGTAAGGCCAAGGCTTCGCGCTTGCTTTGCTAACGCATCAACATTGGCAAGGCTTGACTTGGTTAGCCCGATCAGTGCCGCGCCCGCAGCAGCAATAGCAACAGCGCCAACCTTGGCAAATCGTGCAAGGTTGGCTTGGCCTTTTGACAGTGCACTATCAAGCCCGCTTGTGTCGCCGTTAATGTTTACCTTGATTTCTTGCGTGGTCATTTACCAGCCCTCTGCCAGATAATCCAGTGTCGCGCGGGTAAGGCCGCCCGCATAATCATTGGCCTTGTCGCGCGGGCTTCTGTGGTGCCATTCGCAAAACCATTCAGGCAATGTCATCTCCCAAAAGTCAGACGGTGACAGCCCCCACTCGCGCCCTATCAAATAGAGGCTGTCCCAATCTATCGCTTCGACTTCGCTGTCTTCGACGGCGGGGATTTGACGGCGGGGGCCACGGGCTTTTTTTCGTTTGGCTCAACTGGTGTAATGGCCGTAGCAACAGCCGTGGCAATCGCATCAATTTGGCCTTGGCTTGCCGACATGATGTAACCAAAGACATCGTCTTCAGTAACAACAGCGCCGCCAGCCTTCAGAAACTCAGCAGCCACAAAAGCCAATGATGGTGCACTGATAGGCCCAACTGCAAGCCCGTGCATCAAAACCGCGACATTAACGCCCTGCCCCTCAATTCGCCGCAACAACTTGTTGGATGGGGTGAACACATAATCCACCCCGCCCCATTCAATTGTGACCTCACGAAAAACGCCCATTTATGCCGCCGCCGTGTAAACGATTGCACCAGACGATGAAAGCGATGCGCTGAAAGTGTTTTCACCGTCATGCGCCCCACCTGTCTCAAACGAACCAAGGAACCAATCGCCGGTAAATGTGCCAACGCTTTCAACTTCGACTTCGTAGTCGGAAAGCAATCCAGACCCCGCGCCCATTGCAACGGCCATGAGGGTTCCATCTTTCAATACACCCTCAACAGCTAGTGCCACATTGCGCACCGATATATCCGCAAGCAATGTAGTCCAGCCCGCGTCATCCTTATCAGTGACGTCAATAGGCTCGTTGTTGATTGTGAGGGTATCACTACGCGAACCCAAGATTGCCACGGCGGCAACCCCAGTTCCGCTTGAAATGCGCACTCTGCGCCCTGATCCTGCTGCCATGTTCTTAGCCTCCTAAGCTATATCCGTTACGTTATAACATAACACTCTTTGACGCGCTAGGCTATTGCCAAAACGCGGAACGACATACGGCAACGGCGAGTGATGCCGTCGGGGTCGCGCTCGTATACCATGCCTTCGCATTGCGTGGTTATATGGCCCGTCACTGCAAGCGCTTGGCGGTGTAGGCGGTCATAGACGGCCTGCCCCAAAACCTTGATGCCTGTGCCGTTGTTCCGTGCCCATACGTCCACCTGAACAAGGCTATCCTGCCCTGTTGCGGTCTTATCATCGAATGCCGTTGACGCGGGAAAAGAGAACGTGACAAACGGAAAGCCCAACGGGTCGCCGCTATCTGTCAATTGCGGCACCCACTCGTTGAACACCGCAGTGACGCCGTATGCTGTGGATAGCGTGGCCGTGATGCTTGCATGATTAAGCCGCGCATAGATAGCCGTTTGCAATTCAATCGGATTCATTTGGCCAGCCTTTCCAATGTTTTTAACACGCGGTCATTTAGCTTTTTCTGCCCCTTTTCGGTTTCAGGTTGCCACACCGGACGCGGGGCAATCTTTGTCGTCCCGTATTCCAAATAATAGGCATATGCCAACCGGCTGCCGATGGTTGCAGACATTTTGCTGTTTTGCTTGAAGTACAAAGACGAAATAAGCCCGCCCGTGTCATGCGCTGGCGCGTCACCCGCTGCGGATGCCGTATGAGTTGGGCTAAGGTTTGCTTTGCCGTCAGTACGAAAAACAGCAACAATCTTATTCGGCCCGGTTGCACTGAACGACCCAGCATATACGCGCATCAATCCATCATCGCCCGCAATGCGGTGGTATGTGACGCCCTTGCCCTTTTTCCTGATTTCTTTTTTGACAGCCCTATCAACTTCCAGCGCAGTAGCCGTAATGTCCTTGCCCAACGCCTTCTCAGCTTCGGCCCCGTATTTTTTCAACGCGGCCTTTACCTGATCTAGCCCCTCGATTTCAATAGTGGCCGTCATACCGCCACCCCGCCTTGCACGTCAATCTCAAGCCATTTGTTGGCAAAATCCACGTTTTTGATATAGCGGATATTGTGACGCAAGCCGCGTATCAGCACGCTATCAGCCTCGGCAATGGTTTCGGTATAGCGCACGACGATTAGCAGCTTGACCTCGGCCCCTAGCCGCTGTGCCTGCGATGCCTCATAGCCAGACAATGGCCGCACCATACCGCGCTCAGGCGCTCCGGCTATGGTTGCCCATGCGCCCGCGATTACGTTGCCGTCTACGTTAGACGCTGCGCCCATGCGTTGAAACGTAACAGGCTCCTTGAGCATCCCCGCGCTGTATTTGCAACATGACATATCATCGGGCCTTATGCGTGCGGGTAATTACATAGCGGATGCCGTAAACGCTAAGAGAACCATTCGCCCTAATTTTGACTGTTGCGCCGTTGGTCTGCCATGTGCCAAGCGTATAGGCTGCAACCGTATAGTTTAACGGTCGCTCAATGCCGGTCCCTTTTGGAAAACTGATAATCCTGCGATATAAAGGGCCAATTGTCCCGCCAATATCAAACCAAACTTCTACAAATGTAGTTGCGACATCCGTTGGTAGTAGCGTGCAGTCAATCGTTGCCAATATGGCGTCACCATTGCGGCCAGTGATGACAGAACCGTCATAGAATGTTGTTACATCGGTAGGCTTTTGCGTCTCAATCGCGGTCCCCTTATTGTTCGGCAACGCAGTATCAGTATTAGCCAAAACCAAAAACGGCGACCCGCTTGTATATGCGGTGTCAACATAATCACCCCATCCGGTGTCAATGGTCTGCAATGAAGTTTGGGCCCTGGCTATTGCCGCATCAATGGCCGGTCCGGTATATGCTGAATTGTAATTGACCATTATGCCGCCTCTATCACGTTAAAAGTTAGCCCGTTTGATGCAACAAGCCCATCGCTGCCCGATGGTACGAACAGAACAAATACATCAACATCACGCGTTACGACAATAAACCCGTTACCAGATTGCGACCTAATCCAAACGCGCTGACCTGCCGTAAGCCCATACTGCGTAAAATCCAAAGGCGCTTGGAATGTCTGGACGCGGTGCGCAGGTGCGTCAATGTCAGGTTGTGTTGCGGTATTGCCAAAGTGGACAATGAACGAACCAGACGCGCCACCGTCGGCCAAAATAATAGGAGAGCCTTGAGTGATTTCCACCCATTCGCTATCCGTTATTTCAACCCGCTGCGTGATCATATCCGCGCCACCACATACGCCGATAGCAGCGATTTAACGCCCGCCATAGCATCATCAATCTGGCAATCGTCGCCCTTGTGCGTGTATAGATATGCCGCGACCTGTTTAACCGCACGCGCCATAGTTGGCGGAACCGCAGCCGCATTGGCATAGCCTGCCTCATAGACAATCTCGATAGCGTTGGTATTGCGCAATGCAATCGGCCAAGTCTCGCCAGACCGCAGCGATAACCGGCCCGGCTTTTGATATGTGTCAACGTCAAATACCGCCGCAACATCAACAACCGTTGCGCTGCCTGCGTCATCATAGACCGTCACGCTTTCAACCGCAGCCAATGGATAGCGCGGCAGATACACCGATGCTGGTGCGCCGGTCAGGTCAGAGATAGCCCCTTGACGCACTCCATCCCACCACGGCTCACGCTGTGAAGGCCATGCGTCCAGCACCATCCGCCACGTTTGCGATATGAACGCCAGCCCTGTTTTTTCCTCGATCAGGTTTCGCGCCTCGGCAATCAATGCGTTTGCATCAGCATCAGGCAATGATGTCTCAGTCTCGACCAAATACGACCGCAGCGCCCCAGCCGTTACAGGCTCAGACGCGGGGCCAACTTCAACAGCATGGCCGCGATATTGGGTAAATGTGACGCGGGGTCGTAGGCTCATTTGCGCTTGCCCCGTTTGGTTTCCATTGCGGGCAGGATTTTGGTTCCCGCTACGGGGTTAAAACCTACACCATCGGCCAAAGCCATTTCAGCCGCCTTGCCTTCCAACACGTCACCCGCGCTGTAGTGGCGCGTTGTGTGGCCTTCTGGTGCGCATAACCAATCTTGATGCAATACGATCTGCATGATGCCCCCTATGCTTATGAAAGGGGCCAGTTGCCCAGCCCCTCGTTAAACTTAGGTGGTGGCGATAGTCGCGCCTACGCGGGTAACTGGTGCCCGTGCAGGCTTGCCCATGTTGGCCTTGACGTGGACGATAGCATCCGTGCCTGTGGTGCCCGTGAACACGCCGCGCACATAGCGCTTACTGCCGAGATAGCCGATTGAACCTGCAATCACGTTGTCCGCCGCGTCATCGATCACGGTAACAGTGCCGGAAAATTCACCGGCAGGAACCGCAACAAAGTCAGTACCGACCAGCGTATCGGAATGTTGCAGCACCATGGCAAAACCAGCCGCCGTGCCCGCGTCCGTTACGACACCAGTTTCAACGTCAAAAGCCGCCGAACCAAAGCCGCGCACATCAAACGCAGCCGATGCATTGGCAGTTGTACCGGATAGCGTTTGATCAGCACCGCGAACCAACTGGATATTAGAAAGACCGTCACGCATAGCTTTACTCCTCATGCGTTAGAATGACTGGGGGCAGGATCACCCCCAGCCTAGTTTTTAACTGTTAAAACGGATCAGCTTCAAAGCTTCAAAGTTAATGATATCTCCGCCCACGCGTTTTGTGCTATAAAAGCCAACGTAAGGCTTCGCGGTGTAGGGGTCACGCAGCACGCGGATGCCAACCCGATCAACGATCTGGTAAGCCGCCCGCATATCGCCAACAGCAATCGACAGCGACGATGCGGCGGGGTCTGGCATATCCTCAAACGAGGCGACAGGATAGCCCAACAGCGATGCAGGCTGACCGGCAGCAATGCCAGGCGACCAGAGGTAAGCGCCGTCGCTGTCCTTGACCTTGCGAACCAATTTAGTCGTTACGCGGTTCATAAACCAAGTCGCGTTGGCACGGTACGGGGCTTTCAGACCATACAGCGCGTCAATCAGCACGTCACCACCGTTTGGCGCTGCAGCAAAGCCGCCAGAAACGCCAGTTGGCACTTGCTCGATAGTGCCGGGCAATGTTGTGCCTGCCGTGTAGGTCAAGAAACCGCGCGGCTTATCGACGCCGCTGCCTGTCACGAATGCCGCCGATTCATCGCGGGCAAACTTCTCGGCAACTTTGTTCGCAAGCCATGCCTCCATATCAATTGCAGCATCGTCCAGCAGCTTTTGCGTGGCCTTTGGGAATGCAAACAATTCATGTGTAGGAATGCGCCAAGCCTTCAAGGTAGGCGTGCCAGTCTCAGCGCGGGCTTGAGTTTCACCAACCCAGCCGGAAGCAGCCTCGTCCAGATCAAATAAGCCTTCTAGCGCGTCCGTGCTGATAGTCTGCACCGATGCATAGGCCCGCATTGGCGAGGTTTCAAAAACCTTCGACACCGTGCGGCCCGACATGTCAGGATAAACCACATAGCCGCCGTCTGGGTCAGACCCAACCGAAAGCGCCTTGATTTCATCCGCGCCCATGACCTGATCGCCCTTGCGCATGTAGGACAGGAACTGGTTTTTGTAACCATCAAGCTCTTTCGCGCCGAAGTTGGACGCACGCGAACCGGATTTGCGGGCGATCATATCGGCCCATGCCAATGCCTTTTGGTCCAGATCGACTTCATTGCCCTTTTCATCGGTGACAATGCGCGATTGACGCTTGGTTGCCAGAACGGCGGCGTCTGCCTTCTTTTGCGCGGCGTCAAGATCGGCTTCGATCTTGGCCAACTTGGCCTCGGTCACGGGATCAGCCGCGCCCTTGGTTTCGATTTCCTTAAGGCGTGCATCATTTGCGGCCTTAAACTCGGTGAATGCGGTGTTGATGGTTTCAACCGCTTGCTTGATTTCGTCAGACATGGAATGCCTCCTTCAATTTGTTCAGTGATTGCAATAGGGCTTTGGCCCGTTCATCGCCTTCATCAGCACCCACGTCGCGTGTCACCTTTAGGCCTTTGAAGCCATCGGCAAGCAATGCCTTGGCCTCCTTCTGCGAAAGTCCGCATACGTCGCGTAGCGCGGCTTCCAATTTCCGAATGTCAAACGCGCCGTCATCTGACTTCACGCCTGTAACCTTTGCAGCTTCATTCATCGGGAACGTCACAAGGCTGATTTCGTACAATTCAACCTCAAGCAACTTCCGAATGCGCCCGCCGCCTTCCTGCACCGCTTCAACCGTGCGATAGCCGATTGAAATACCATCAATGGCACCGGCCCGAAGCATTACCATAGCCTCCTCGGCCAGCTTAATGCCCTTCAGCAAACGCCCCTTGAAAAACAAGCCGCGCTCGTCCTCACTCAAGACGTCCAGCACGCCGATCACCTTGCTTGTATCATGTTGCCAAAGCAACTTGACCTTGCGCCCTGACCCTAGCGACTTGGTAAAAGCCCCACGTTCGACCACGTCAAGCCCTTGGTCAACAATGCCAAAAACCGACGCATAGCCCTCGAACTCGCCATCCGCGTCCGGTTCTTTTTTCAACTCGAAAGCGGCCTGCTTGTGTTCGATCATGCTTTTGCCCCGCATAGGTTTGTTACGTTATAACATAACATAGAGACAATGGCTATACCATCTTGCATCTGCTACTCCCTCACAACCCAAGTGACCTAGCCACAATCATTGCCTCGAATAATTGCCCGATCAATTCACGCTCCGCACCGCCAGCGGAATCGCGCAACTTTGAAATTTCATCCTCTGCATTTTTTAGCAACGGTCTTGTGCGTGCAATATCTTGGGCTTTATCAAGTAATTCCATTTATTTCGCCTTTTTGTCCATGCGTTCGAATAGCCGCAACAACGGCGGATATATGCGGAAAAATTGGGATTTATTGCCTTGCATGTATAGCGCAAAGCTTTCCGCGACCAATTCTTCCGTTGATGTTTGTGCGTATCGGCTTATGAGCAGCCCCCACTGAGGCGCAAATGTGCCATTCGGGAAAATTCCGCTAATCTCCGGCATCACCTTGGAGTGCAGTCGGTGTCCAAGTTCGTGAAACGCTATGTCTTTCGGTGTATTTGGAATGGCCCACTTGTATTCCGATGGGTCCATTTTTGCAAATATGCTTACAAAATCATCGCCAAAATGCACGCCACGTTCAGCCAATACCTTTGTCGCGGCTTTGTAATGCGTCCCCTTTGTTGCATGTGAAACCTCAATTCCTGCATCAAGCATATCGTAATTAAACGCCTTTGCTGCGCCAAGGTAATAGTCACGCTTCATATCAAACGCGGCAGCAGCCGAACTGTTCCAACTATATCGCGGCCCCGCCTTTTTATGGTTTCCGACAAATGCAGCAGGCCCAAGCGCAAATCTCTCCTGTACTTCCAGCATTGCCGAATGTGTCTCGTTAACCATCTGAACCTTTGCGCCGGGCGGCAAATCGACCCTATCGGCTACGGTACCCGTCATTCTTGCGGTGGCCTCTTTTATGTTTTTTGACGGCTTAAACTCCTGATATGTAAATTGCGCACCATGAACCGCCTGCGCCTCTATTGGCGATGTTGCCGCCTGAATGCTATCCCTAACAACCCAGCCCAACGCGCATCGACAGTTTACGACATTCGCCGCGCTGCCAGCAGGATCGCCGGGATACATCATAGCCTCACCGCCTACGTCAAACGCCTCGTCTTTGCCGACTATCTGCCCATTGGCTAAGGCGTGATCCTCGCGCGTGCGTTCATCCTCGGCGCTGATCCATTCCTTGTCTAACAATAGGCCAGTTTCATCCGCCGCCGCAAACGCCCCGTAATTCGCCGCGCCGTGCGTTTCGGTTCGTGCAATCAATGCTGATCTGAATGTAGACATAGACGGCACGGCCTCGCGCACCAGCTTTGCAACACCGAATTGCCCCAGCCCATCCTGATACCCACGGTCAACCGCATTGACGATCTGTTGCCGTGTGGTTTCCGCTACGTTCGTAATGCGGCGGCGCAATAATTCGCCCGCGATGTAGCCAAGAGCGATACGCGCCATTGTCTCGGCAAATCCCTTGGTTTCGAAAACCTGCCCCGACGATTTGCCTTGCTGCACAACACGCCCGCCAAATACGGTCATGGTTGCAATCGCCATGGCCTGATACATTGCGGTTAGGCGGTCCACATGGTCGCGTGCTGGTGGAACCTCGCCCGTATGCTCATAGACCAGCACCATATCAAGCATGGCCCGCGATAACTCCGCCTTGATGCGATTGCGAAACCCAACCTCAAGACGGTCCAACAATATCACCTGACGCCGTTGCTCCCTGCGCGGGCTTTGATCAATCAGCCTGCGAACCATTAACGGCCCGTCCCATATATCCAGCTCTTAACATCATCCGGCGTTAATTCAGGCGGCACAACAACAGGCGGCGGCGCTGGTAGCGGCTCAGTTGCCATATCAAGGCTGATCTGCGACGAATTGACCAACAGCGCATCGCCCCCATCAATCGGCTTATAGCCCTTCAATTCGCGGCGCTCGTTGATTGTTAAATCAGTTGCCTTGTCAGCCATATCCCAAAGCGTCTGCCGCTTTTCAACAATTGCTGGGATCTGATCCATATCGGGCTTGATTTGCAATTCGCCGCCGGTCAGCCATTCCGACCAATCCGATGCAATCCAATCCAATAGCGGGGATACGGTATCTTCCCAAAACGCAAGCCGCGCCTCGGCGTAGTTGGAATAGGTGTTATCGCCGGGGATGCCTAGCAATTGAGGCGGCACGCCAAAGCCTAGAGCAATGTCCCGAGCGGCGGCGTTCTTAGCCTCAATGATGCCCATATCTGTCGGGCTTAGGCCCATGGGCTTCCAATCAAGGCCACCCTCTAGCATCATCGGCCTGCCCGCGTTGCGTGACCCTGAATATTGCTCATCAATCTGTGCTTTTAGGCGGTTAAACGCCTCATCCGATAGCGTTTCGCCGTTGCCCATGACCATAGCACCGGACGGCCTGGCACTGTTTTGCAGCAACGCTTGCATCCACTTCATGGTTTCGTTGTGCTGATCGACTGAATAGGCGGTGGCCTCAACCGGGGAAAGCCCATACCAATCGTCTAAAGGATTAAACATGCGGATGTGCCGCAAATCGCAATCCTGTGTTGCCTCATCCGCGTCGAATGTGACCTTTCGCCCGCCTACCTCGTATGTGTACCCGCGCGGGAACCCATTAGCGCCGGGGATAACCTTCATGCGGTCTGGCCTTAGCTGGTACAATTCGCGAACAGAATTGCCAACCTTCACGCGCTCCTCGTAGCCATTGCCCGACAGCATCAAATAGCCAACCTTGGCTTGGATATACTGCGCACCGGATTGCCCCGGATTAGGCCGCGCTATCAACCGCAAAATTTCGTGGTCAACTATTTCCGTCTCGCCGCGCCACAGCGTCCAGCGGGCAGAGGCCACGGCGTCCGCAATGCGATTGACGGCCTGATATGCCACCACGTTGCGCCTATACGCCTCGTCTGCAAATGCCTTATAATCGCGGCCAGACCAAACCGCCTGCCCCGGCGTCATAATCAAAGCCGCGCCCGTTGCACTGGCCTTTTGTTCAGATCGTCCAAATACGCGCGGGAATTTCATGCAATGGCCCTTGTATCGTTTACGCTATGTTACATTATAACATTCGAAAAGGCTATAGGGAGACTATTGCGCGGTTAGCCAAATCATCAAAGGGCGCGAATACGGGGTGCAGAACGATTTCCAAGCATAAGCTCGGTCAATGCCCACACTAGCGCGTCAGCCCTATCAGGCGAGCCGTCTCCGATGTAGCCCGATGCGGTAAAGTTGCACATCTGATCCTCTAGGTCTGGAAAGTTGCCAACGTGATGGACTTTGCCCTGCTCATATAGCGCACTGATAGGCTCGGCCCGAACATGCTTGCCACGGCTTGCTGATACCTCCTTGTAGGCTGCTTTGCTATCTGCCGTGGCAACAGTAAACCGCACCATATCGCCGCCATAGTTGCGCTCCCCTAGAATCCTGTCAGCGTTGTGGCGGTGGTATACCTCAACGGCCCGCCGTCCCCATCCCTCAGGCGACATTTGGCAGGTAGCATCTTCCAGAATATACCCGTGACCATCCACCCCAAGACCAACCGCAACAATACCAATATCATCGCCGCCACCATCCCCGCGCGTGCCAGATGGGTCAACAGATACAACCACCCGCACCATTTCCGGCAACTCGGCAACGCGAAGGCTATCAATACCCGGCATTAGCTTGCCGTCTTGCGCCTTGCGGTCCTCCTGTGACCATAGCGCCCCGCTTACCTCACTGGCCCACTCTCCGGCCTCAAACCGCAGGCGCTTGGCCGATGACATGCTTGCGAGTACATCAAAATATTCCGCAGGTAGGTTGTTTGCATTGTCAGACGGGTTAACCCGCATCTCCGCATAATCGTCGGGCTTGGCCAATGCCTCCTTTGTTCCGGGCTTCATCTTGGCGCGAAACATTTGATATGACCAATGCAGTTTAGACGGCGGGTTGCAGTCAAAATAAGCCTTGAGCGATAAATGGGTTTTGCCAGTTGCCGCTTGTATCTCTGGCGCAAGTTCACATTTCTGTGCAAGTCGGCTCATAGCTGTTTCAACAGATCCCCAAGGTATCTGGCTGCTCTCGT